TCCATGAACACTGCCCATCCATCAAAATACATTAGTTCTGGCACTAAAAATCTTGTAAAAGTAAATTCAGTAGATCCTAATTTGTCTTCTGCTCTCCAATACCAGCCGTTATCTCTTAAATCTTTTTGTATTAAAGGTTCTACATCGATTGTTGGATTTCTAGATTGTATAGAATATTTACAAACTTGATATGCAATATCTTCTCTAGGGTCATATCCAATAAAAACTTTTTTCATTATCTTCTCTCTATATCTTCCTCTGATAATTCATCCCCAAGCCAAACTTCAATTACTCTAGCTGTTTTATCGCTGATATTAGTTGCCTTATGCCAGGTGTTTACGGGAATGTCTATGCTTGAGCCAGCACGGTATTTTTTTGTTTCTGTATCACCGTTAGCAAACTCTAGTTTCATTTCGATTGTGCCTTCTACAACATGCCAATGTTCGGACCGTTTACAATGTCTTTGGTCGCTGAGACTTCTGTTGGGATAAAATGCTAATTGCTTAGTAAGCCAGCCTTCTCCGCTATCTAGAACGGTGTATGTCCCCCAAGCACGTTCAGTAGTAGGCTGGCTCCATTCTTTTAATATCCAACTGCTTGAATTTTTCTTATCTTTGCCGCCTACTCCAAACGCAAATTCAACATCTTCAAATTTTATCATTTCTGGTATGTTAAATTTGGTTCTGTCGCCTCCGTTTGCAAAAATAATTTTGTCGGCTGATTTCCAGAAATTCTTTACTTTTTCAATGGCATCGACCGCTGTTCCGTCGTCGTCATTAAATGTGATAACTTCATTTACTACATCAAATTCTTCTATTATAGATTTGCGTTCTAACAAATGCATAAAAGGGCGACCTTTCTTTCTTGTTAGCCAGTCATCAGAATTTATACCTACAATTAAATAGTCACCAAGTTTTTTCGCAGCTTTTAAGTAAGAAATGTGTCCGGAATGAATGGGATCAAACCCGCCCGTAACTAAAACAATTTTCATGCAGATATTTACCTACAGATTTGTTAGGTAAATTAAAGTGTGGCGTCGTCTAAGCCAGCAGTCCTTAGTTTAACAACATTACTCAACTGCCATTGTTTAATGTCTAGTCCTTTGATAATACCTAGCCATTTGTTTCTAAGTAAAGCAAAGTCATTTATTAGTTTCTCAAAATCAATAACATCAGCCTCACCGTCTACAAACTTTTCACAGTCTCTACTACTTAGAGCACGTTGATAATTTTCAAGATATTTGCGAAAATGCTGACTTCGTAGACGACGAAGCTCAATGTTCAGATATTCGAGTATAGCTTCGATTTCTTGAAGCTGATTAAATCGAGTTTCAACAATGGCAGGCATGTGAGCTGCCGCAAGTTCAATTCTTCCTTGAATTTTGGTTTCCTTTCTTGCTTCTTCTAGTTCGGCATAGAAATAGTTTATGGCATCAGGAATATTCGAAATGTCTCGTGAAACTCGATCATACCAGTTCATTAATCATTATACTCGTCGTAGTCTTCTTCGTCGATTGCATAAATGACGGCTTCATCAAGGTAACCGTCAATGCCCTTCAATGCTTCAAGGGTAACTTCGCTGATACCGTGATCTAACAGTGTGTTTACATACTCGGCGGCAACGTCATTTCTCTTGGCTTCTGGAATGTGTTCTATCACTACATTCCAGATATCGGCGATAACTTCTTCATTCATTTACTGGGGTCTCCGTTTCGTCTTCTAGGTTACTTACCTCTTCGACGTCTTTGACTTCGAGCTTTTGATCAATTTCACGCATTACCATGTCCAGTTTCTCACCGGTCCATGCCTTGCGATATTCCTTATGCTCTACGTCATTTACGTCAATGTATTTAAGACGATTGCCATCTTTTTGCAATAAACCCTTTGCTTCAAAAAGATCCACTAATCCACTGTAAGGATCCATGCCTGTTTCGTATGGAATTTTTACCTGCACGCTTTCGAACGGTTTTGAATAACGAGTTTTCATTACTTTACAGGCTGCACGAATACCGTTTACTGTTGTGGTTTTGTTGCCGTCTTCATCTTCTTTGAGCTTCAGCTTCTTCATTGCAATTACAATAGAGCTTGCGTAAATAAAGCCTTGTCCGCCTGAGATCTTATCGTCTGGATCGAACATATCTTGCGATGCATATGTGTGGTTTGTGCATACCATGCCAACATTGTAACTACCAAACATGTTTACGCAGTTACGAACAAGTGCTGTTAGAGCCTTAGGTTTACGACCCATGTCGCCTTTTAGATCGCCTTTTCCGAACTGATCAACATCTGTGGGTGTAAGGAGCATGCCTAAACTGTCAACCACGAATAATACCTTAGGACGATCTTCTTCCGCCATGTCTTTGTATTCTTTCATGAACTCTGACACAGTTTTAGCAACATCGTCGATCATTGCCATGTTAAGTTTAAGCAATTTTTCTTCACTTGTGTCTACACCCAGAGCATGCAACCATGCTTCGTCAAGTGCGTTTTCTGAATCTACCAATACAACAAAGATACCTTGCTCCTGAGCATGTTTCACGATATTGCCAGAACAGAAATAACTTTTTCCTGCTCCTGATTCGCCTGCGAATACCGTAACCTTACCCAGTGGAACACCTTTATGAAAATCACCGCTTACAAGATAGTTAAGCGCATAGTTCCCTGTGCTGACCCAATCTGTAGGGTCGTTGAAGCCCACACCAAGCCCGTCAATACTCTTGGTTAGACTTTTTCTAAATTTTGTTAAATCGAATGCTTTTGCCATTATAACTCCTAATCTAAAAAGCGTAAAAACCCCCAAGCAGTCCTTTTCAGCGACTGATGGGGGCCGTGTTATTACTCTTGACCTTTACGAGCACGGATCATTGCTAGAATGTCCTGTGCGCGGCTTGCGCCTTCTTCTTCGCCACCTGATGTGGCAGTTTCTGCGGGCTTAGGATCTGGATCGAATGGAGGATCCTCTTTTTTGGGTTCTTCCTTGGTTTCAGGAATCGGAGCTGGCTCTGGAGTAGGAGCGGGCTTTGGCGCAGACGATTTGTTAGGATCACCTGTTGCTTGCCCCATGCCCGCTGGACGGAAGTATTGTCCCCAACGGTCCATATCAAATGCTTCGCCGTCCACTGACGCTTCAAACATTTCTTTCATTACATTGAGTTCAACTTCTGTGGGCTTCTTGGGCAGGAAGTCGCTAAGATTAAATAGTCCATGCTTGTCAACAGCCGCGGCTTCATCTTCGCTGAGACTTCTTTCACGACGGCTCCAAGTTGAAGTTGAATAGTCGGCATATCCGCCTTTTGATGTTTTCTTAACACGGAAGTCAACACCACGCATGTAATCAGTCGGCAGTTCTTCCAACTCGGGATCCATAAGAGCACCCTTGATAATCTGGAAGATTTGTGGACCGATAATAAATCTACGGATTGGATTATCAGGAGTCTTATCTTCGTTGAGCGGATCTTCTGCAACAAAGCCTTGGAAGATGTAAGAACGCTTTTTCCAATATTTACGACCCATGTCTTCCAGTGCTGGATCCTTGAACCAAGGACGCACTTCTGACAGGATTGGACAGGGTGTGCCGTCATTATACATTTCCATACAAGGAACCTGCACAATAACATTGCGGTTATCCGATTCGCCTTTCACACCAGCGAATGGCAGTTTGATCATTGCACGTTCAACCCAAAAGAATGTGTTTGAGTCATCACCGTCTGGAAGGAATCTTAGAACTGCTTCGGAACCTTCTTGCATGTTCCAGTGTGGATAGATTGCGTTATCACCAGGACCAGATGATTGTCCTTGGCCTTTGTTTTGCGATTCTGCGAGTTTCGCACGAATTTCAGCGAGTGTTGCCATTATATGCCTCCTTTGTTATTGCCTTAATGGTATTATGCCTTTTACGCATAGAGTTATTATGCGTGTTTTATTTAGCGTTGTCAAGTGAAAAATTAAATTTCCTTGCATGTGATAAATATCTTGGTTAGGCAAACAAGAGGCACAAAAATGAGCACAAAATTAGACGAAGTAGAAAAACTCGTATTGGCATTTAAAAGGCAACTGCCAGAAGGCAAGGAATATGAAGATAGGCTTAGAGAAGAACTAGAAATAATAGCAGATCTCAACTTTTCTAAACACTTTCTTAGAGTTGTAGAGATACTGGAACTTACCAAAGATATACCACACATTACCCGAGGATCCGCAGGATGCAGTCTTATCTGTTGGCTGTTAGGCATATCGGATGTGGATCCTATTCAAGAACGCATACCCCTATCACGATTTATGAATCCCAAGCGTGACGATCTGCCAGATATAGATCTAGACTTTCCACACTGGAAGCAGGACACTGTGATGCAGAGAATATACAAACGCTGGCCGGGACAAAGCGCAAGAGCATCAAACTATGTAACCTATAAAGAGAAATCAGCCATCAGAGAAGCCGCAAAACGTTTTGGTGCGCCTGGTAATCTCAAGCGTGGATTCAAGCTTGAACAGGTTATTGACAAAGATTATGTTAAAGACGCAGAAAAACTTGCACAAAAATTAGAGGGTAAAAAACGCTGTATAAGCAAGCATTGCGGCGGTGTTCTTATATTCGACAGGCCCATACCAAAGAGTTTGTTGAATGCAGAAAATCAAATACTGTTAGACAAGTATGAGATTGAAGATCTTGATCACTTCAAGATAGACATATTAGCAAACAGGGGTCTTAGCCAGTTGTGGGAAATCAGCGATAGGCACATACTAGATTACCCAGAAAGAGATGAAGCAACCGCAGAACTGCTCTCATCCGGTGATGTATTAGGGGTAACGCAAGCAGAGTCTCCCGCAATGAAAAGACTGTGTAAAGCAATCAAACCACAGTCAAGGGAAGACTGTGTGCTTGCCACCGCACTGATACGTCCTGTTGCCACAATGGGCAGACGCAAGGCCAGTTTCTTTCAAGATTGGAGCCAGGATAACTTTAACAATACCATAGTGTATGAAGATGATGCTATCAGCCTTATATCAGAAATACTAGGCTGTGACCACTACGAAGCAGATATGTGGCGTAGAGCATTTGCAAAACGCAACGAAGAAAAAATATTTGAGTTTATGCGTCTAGTGGGTGATCATCCTCGAAAAGAAGAAGTGTTCCTTGCACTGAAAGAACTAAGTCATTTCGGTTTATGTAGGGCACACGCTATCAA